GGGGTTCGCGGTTCTCTGTCTCTTACGCCACTCTCGCTGGTACTCCCGCAGATGCTCACGGTGCTCTTCAACCCATCGCCGCTGCTGTTCTTTGTAGCGGTCAGGATTCTCACGGCGCCACCGGGTTGAGCGAGGTTCTTCCATACCATCTATAGTAACGCATCTATAGAGAACGGAGGCAGTTAGTGCGACAAGTCCTGATCACAGCGGTAGCCCTTCTTCTGCTGGTCGTCATCTTTGTCCTGTACTTCACCCCGAACATCGAGATCTTCGAGGACGGCAGCGCGGTCATCGTGCTCCACAATCCCTGGCGTTAGATACCTGCCTCTGCTAGAACATAGAACTTCAGGGCGGCCGTGAAACCGGGATTATCGAGTGGGGACTGCGTTATCAGTTTGACCTCGGGGATACCAGGATCAGCAGACAGCGAGATCGTGGCGAAAGCGTTGTAACTGATATGGCCACTTGCTAGTTGAACCTTGAAGTGCGTCCCCGTGAATCGGCCTTCTGTCACCGAGGTGGTATCGGGAGCTAGAGACATCAGGCAGGCCGGAACCGTGCTGACTGTGCCAAGACCCGGAAGGCTAACGGTCGTAACGGATGAGCCACCTACTCCTGGAAAGGCTAGGCTGGTAGACCCGGATGCCGATACCTTGAACATCAAACTGGTGCCATCGATGATGACCGTGCCTCCGGGGCCAGTGACCAGAAGCCCATAGTCACCGGACGGGAGCTTGCCGAGCTGGACGCGAGTTCCCACGATCCCTACTCCGACGCCAAGGATGCCGCCGAGCAGACGGCGGAGGAACGACCGGCGGTCCACATCACGTCCCGTCCGTCACGGTGACGCCATCCGATGTGATGTAGACATTGCTCTCGCCACCGAGGTTGCCGTACACCAGCTGGCCGGATCCGAGTGTGTCAGTCGGGACGCCCAGCCCGCCGCCCGCCAGCGATCCGCCAAACTCCACGGTGTAGCGGAAGACGAGTGTCGCCGCCGTTGGGCCGGGTCGCGCCACCCGTGTCGTCACCCGCCGGATGCGGAAGCTCGCCGCCGACAGTCCCTTGGCGGCGTCGGTAATCAGGATCATCTGCCCGGCCTGCCAGCCATCGACGCCGGTGATCTCAAATGAACCGCGTGGGACGCTGGCGTTCACCCGTCCGAGGTACATGTTCGACAGCGCCGTGGCCATCGCCAGCGTGGTGCAGTCCGGCGCTTGGATGACCGTGGTACGGGTGCGACCCTCGGCAGGGAAGTAGCCGGATCCTTCCGGTGTTCCGCCCTGGACATAGACCCGCTCGATGAAGACATTGGTGTCGTACTCAATGTCGAGCTTGTCAGCGGCAACCTCCCCGCCGGTCGGCGCGTCGTTGTCGATGTTGAACGGCGCGGTCAGGCCCGAGGCGGTGAAGACGCGGAGCCGGCCCAGCGCGTCCACGAAATAATCCGCCGACGCTGATGCCTGGCTGATTGTGGCCTCGATCGCCTGCCGCAGCGTGACGCCGACGAAGGTCTGCGCGGGCAGGGTTCCGCCGATCGACGCCACGTTGCTCAGGTCGTTGTCGAGGAAGTTCGGACGGTAGAAGAGCCATAGCGCGGTGATCCGCGCCACCATCGTTTCGGCGGGCCGGATCTCCAGCGCGATGAACGTGTCGTCCAGCAGGCCGCCGATGTCGTCCGCGATGATCTCCACCGCGTCATACATCGGAGACCCGATGGGCTTCCGCGATCGAATGAAGGCGCGGTGGGTTTCGGTATGGAGCGTGTGATTGACGACCTTGACCATGGCCTGGTCAATCACCGTGGTCAGCGTGGACAGCGCCGCCTCGATGCGGAAGCTGATGAGGCTGCGGCCGCTGGTCCCGTTGTCGGTGGCGACAAAGGTGTTCCATTTGATATCGCCTGAGAGTTCGGTGCTGGCAGCCGACGTACCGATCAGCACGCTCATGGCCAGCGCCGGGTCGAGGCCATCCCACAGGAAGTCGGTGTCCTCGTAGGTGTCGCCGGCATCGTTGTAGGTGGCGACCACGACTTACCCAACCATCCGGTAGGTCAGGGTGGGCATCAGGCGCAGAGTTCCTGGCGTGCCGGTCTTCGTGGATTCGATCTGGAACTCGAATTGGGTGGTGCCCACCAGCGCATCGATCGCGATTTGCCCCGAGTTCCGGAAGACGTCGCTCGCGCCAGAATCAATGTTGATAGTGGCGACTGTGGTTGCAGCAGGCTCCTTGCTCAACACACACACCCACTTGTGCGAAGCACCCAGCGCCGTGCCGGCGCTGACATAGAAGGTGGCCTGAAAGTCCTCCAACCAGAGGTCGTACACGCCCGCGTGGGGCACCGCCGCACGGAACGCAATCCCGGTAGCAGACAGCGGATAGGTAACCTCGGGCGAAACCACGATCGGCGTGTCATACAGGTGCGTGGTCAGCCAGCGCGTCCCGTTGTAGAAGTAGTCCAGGCGCCGGGTCGTGTGGTGGAAGAACTGCCCCGAGGATGGCGTACCGGGGAACCCAGAGCCTGATAGGCCAACCCGCTGCTCAATGGCCTCCACGATATCGTTGGCGTTGATGTGCTGGTCGGCGTGGCTCGGCGAGGTCAGCAGGGAGCCCGCGGTCGGGTTGGTGAGTGCGTCGTAGCTGGCGGGAAAGGATGCGGCCATCTGTTACCTCGGCAGCGGAGCCGGGCCGCCCGGCTGCGAGAAATAGCCCCAGTGGGCATTTGATTCGGACAGTTCTCGGCCATCGAGGCTGATGTAAATCGGCGGCAGGCTGAACCCGCCGGCCAGCGCCGGAGCAGCGCCGCCCGCGAAGCCTCCACCGCTGGCACCGTTTCCGTTCAGCCCAGGCAGCGGCAGGCCGCCGCGCAGCTCCTCCACCATGCCGCCGATCCACGCCTTGGCGATGCTGCGGCCGCCCGTCTCGGGATGCTGGAGCGGGCCGGCGGTCGGCAGTGAGCCGCCTGTCACCCGCTTGATCCACGCGATCTGGTCAAGCATGGCCTGCGTGCCCATTCGGATGCCCTGGGTGATGCCGTAGATCCAAGAACTCCCGATCGACAGTCCAGCGGGATAGGCATCGATACCAGCGAGGTTGCCGTGAATGCCACGGGCGAGATCGTGAGCGGCGGCGAGGGCCGGGGCCTGTGCCATCCGCAACCCTGTGACCAGGCTGACTCCAGCATCGATCGCAATCTGCCCGGCTCCCGACTCGATCTGTCCGATCTCCGCCAGAATGAGGCGTTGCGTTTCCTGCGCTTGGGCTTGAACTACATCCCGCGAGTCATTGAGGCCAGCGGCGAGTTCATCGCTGACGAGGAGACCCTTGAGGTAGGCGAGCCGGACGGCATCGTCCAGTTCGTTGGCCATGTCTTCGGTGAGTTGTTCCATCGCGGCATCCACATCGTGGCTGCCATCGCGGAGTGCCTTAGCGATGTCACCCGGCAGCGCCCGCATCTCCCGAACGGCGTCCTGCCGAGCGTTCCGCGCTGCCTCCTGAATGCCGTGGGCCATCGCTCGGGCGCCAGCGGTAACTTGGCCCGCGCCGCTCCTCAGGGCCTCCCCCATTGCCATCCAGTTGCGTGCCGTCCCTTCGGCGAGATGGTCGGTCTCTTCTACTGCTTCAGACGCTTCCTCGAAGGCATCGACAACGCCACCAATCGGGTTGATGACGTGACCTATTGCACCGCCTATCTCGATCAGCGGGTCAATGAGCTGAACCAGCGTAGGTGCGAGATCGGCGGCCGTCCTAGTCAATTCGAGCATGACCGGCAGAAGTTCCGTGCCGATCTCCTTCTGGAGATTCTCCAACTCGGCAGTCAGGATCTTCTGCTGGGCCGCTAGTCCCCCACTCGTCCTCGCAAAGTCACCCTGTGCATCCGCGCTCTGCGCGAAGATCTCAGCCTGGGCGGCGAGGACACGCTGTTGAGGTGTGAGTGCCTGCGTGGTAGTTGTGATGATGCCGAGCGTCAATGCCCGCTGCCGGAGGGTGGCCTCATTCAGCAGAACTCCATAGCGGCGGATCGGTTCCGACTCACCCCGGAGCGCCGCACCAATGGCAGTAATGGCCTCTTCAGGACTCGTGTCAAAGAAGCTGGCGAAGTCAGCGGCGAGCTCCGTCAGATCGGTACTAAATCCGGTCAGGCCATCCCCAGCCAACCCGGCTGACTTGCCGAAGATGGCGAAGGTGGAAGCCGCGTCAAGCGCACTCTGCTCAGACAGCCCGAAGGCCGCGGCCGCTTCGGATGCCCACGCCTCTAACTCAGGTAGAGCCTCATGTCCGAGAATCTCTCCGGTCTTGGAGACTGTCTCGTTGAAGTGCGAAGCGGATTGGACCGCATCACCGAGATAATCCACCGCAGCGCGAGCCGCATTAGATAGAACGTTGAACGCCGCTACGCCACCAGCCAGCCCGACGCCCGTCAGGATGCTCCGCTTCGCCTCAGCGGCAAGGCCCTGAAGATGGCCCTGGACGCTCTTGACGGTGGCGCTCGCCTTGTCGTCGGCATAAATGCTGATTCGGGCCTGGCTGTCTGCCATCAGTTCTCCTCAGTCATGCCAGCCTCGCGCAGGATGGCGAGGTGGCGCAGGTAGAAGTCCGCGTCATACCCGGCCACCTCATGGGGTGGCAGGTGGTAGCGGGTGGCGATGCGTTCAATCACGAGGGCCTTCGTCAACTCGGGCGGGGCTTCGACTTCCGGCGCCTTCCCGACGTGGCGCCAGCGGCGGATGCTTTTGGGTCTGCCACGCCGCCGACCTCCGAGAGGTAGCGGTTCACGAGCCGCACGCCGTCCAGCGGCGGCAGGTGGGCGGTGAAGTTCTCCGGGGTAGCCGGAAGCGGGCCCGCACCGTTCTCCAGGTTCCAGCCTACGAGGCCGATGCGGGCAACTTCACGGAGCAGATGGCGGACGGGTTCCAGCCCCTTCGATTTGGCAGCGGCTTCCGCCAGCTCCACCAAGTCGAAGTAGTCGTCCAGCGCGGGGTTGGCCCGGAAGGCGACGACCAGCCCTTTCAGGTCACCGTCCTTGAACTCGAACTCGCGGGTTCGGATCGGAACTGTGTAGCCCAAGCATGGAGCTCCCTTCGCGTTATGCGGATTACGACCAGCTGGGTGCGGTTCCCGACTGAAGCATCAAAGTCGCGGTGGAGGTCAGGTTGCCGTCCGCGCCACGAGAGAGGCTGTAGTCGGTGCAGATCATCTCCATCGTCAGCGTCGCCGATGGCGTGGAGTTGACGACGATGGTCACCGTCCGCGTCTGGCTGGTCGAGCTCGTCGTCCGAAAGACGGTGTGCGTGCCAGTCGTGGCGGTCGGGTCGAACTGCATGTTGATGGTGACCGTGCCATCGGCCAGGAGCAGGAGGCGCTCGATGGCGCTCTTGTCGAGGCCGGTGATGTCCGCGTTGCCGCGGGGCGTGCTGAGGTCGAACGAGAGGACGCCGGTGCTGATGTTCTGAAGCGAGCCGGCGCCGTCGTCGACGCTGAAGGTGGTGGTGATACCGCTGGACTTGGCCATGAGAACTCCTTACGACTGCGCGACGGGGAAGCGGGTGAACGACACGGCGATGGTGGCGTTGGTGAAGGTGCCGGTCAGGTTGACCCGGACCCAACGCCGGATGGTGGCACCGACAGCGGTCGCCAACCGCTGCTCACCGCGGCCTGGCGTGACTGCCGTGAACGCCAGGCCGGTGATGTTCGAGAAGTTGCCGGGCGTGGTGTCCACCGAGTCCTGGATGGCGACGGTGACGCTGGTGCCCGACAGCGAGAAGACCTGGAGATAGGCCACCGCGCCGAACGTGGTCGAGGCCGTGGTCTGGTCGAAGTGGGTGCCGGCCCCCGAGCTGGCGAACAGCTCAGGTCCGGCGGTCAGCATGATTCCCCAATCCACCGGCGAGCCGATGCCGAGCACCTGGACGGTGCCCGCCAGCGAGCCATCCTGACCGCGGCTCCAGTCGTAGTTGATCTGCTTGCCGTTGAGGCCGGCGGACTGGTTGCCCACCGTAGAGCCGTGGAAGTAGAGGCAAGTGCGGTCGGTGGTGGGCAGCGTCGATAGGGCAGCGTGCTCTAGGTCAGTAGCGGCATCGAACCAGGTGGCGAAGCTCATCTCGCCGTCGAGCAGACCGGAGATCCGTTCCACCGCCGACTTGTCGATGCTGGTCACGTCGAGCGCCGCCCGGCGGCAGGCGATGGTGTCCAGCGCCGAGACATCGGTGCTCAGGTTGTAGCCGCCGATGTAGAAGTTGTCACCCATTCCGGCTTCTTTGGCCATGTGCTTCTCCTAGTTGGCGATCGTTGACACTTCGGCCATGTCGAGCCGAATGGGAATGTCGAGAGTTCGGTTCCACGCCTCGCTCTTCTGAATCCAGCCGGCGCGGGTGTCGTCGATGCGGAGGGCGATGGTGTTCTCGCCGAGGTGGGTGTCACCGAGCAGCGCGGCGTGGGTGGCTCGGTTGGCGGCCTGAAGCTGAACCTCAAGCGCGCTGATCCAACGGTCATCCCGGTTGAGGACTGGCCAGGACCAGCGGATCGTGATCTTCTCCTCGATGTTCTCGCGGGTCAGAGTGTTGCCGGCTTCCTGGTCGCCCTCGTACCAGTAGCGGAGCTGGCGGTCGAGGCTGAACGGCGCCTCGCCGGCATGGACCGCGAACGGCGGCTGGTTGGTGTCAAGCGCGTTCACCGTGGCAGCCGCCGCGGTCAGAGCCGTCTCCAGCGCCGTCAGCGCGCCGGCCCAACTCACGACAGCCTCCGGGCCAGGATGCCCGAGATCCGGCCGCGGTTGCTATCCGCCCATGAGCGGACCATCCCGGCCGCGTTCCGCATGACGCGGTACTTCTGTTCGATCTTGCCGGCATAGCGGCGCACCGGTTCATGGCCGGCGGCTCCGGCTACCACGCGGGCGCGTCCACCGAACCTCATGCCGCTGCGGGTGGACGGCACCAGGCGCGGGGCGACGGAGTTATACATGGCCCCGGTCAGGTAACCGTGTCCCGGCTGAAGCTGCGAGCGCACGCCTTCAGCGCCGATCTCCGAGGCTTCGCGCAGCACGTCGTAGACGTTGCGGTGGAGCTGGGCGACCGGATTCTTGAAGAACAGGCCCTTGAGTTCGACGGTGGTACGGATCGCCATACGCCTATCCCACGCTGATAGACCGAAAACCATCCAAGGTCTCGCGGTCACGCTTCGACAAAAAAGCGGAAACAATCGGCATCCCGCCTTCACCACCCGAACCGATCAGGTCGTTACCACCCGCCTGCCGGCTGGCATACATGCGAACCACGAGGTTCAGAGCAACCTCCTCGATCCGACGAGGAATCGGGGAGAAGCCGAACGTGCCGGTGAGCCGGACGTTGGCGAACCCGCGATAGAATCGTTGACCTGACTGATCGTTCAGCCAGAGTTCCGTGGCGGGCCATCCAGGGGTTCTTTCCTGCGCGTTGGGGCGGAGGAACCAGTCGGTCGCTGCGACTGTTGAGAACGAGGCACCAGTGGTCGCGGCTGTCTCTACGAGACTAAGGGAGCGAACACCCCTGGGAATGAGCAGGCAACGACCGCCACGAACGGCGTCGTACCCGTCGAAGGTGTAGATGAGTCCGGTGTCAATGAGATCGCGGCCGATATAGCCGCGGATGTAGTCGGTGGCTTCGTCGATGTATTCGGCGAACAGCTCGTCGGTCTCGTTCGTAGTCCTCTCAAGCCGCTGCTTGACATCATCGAGTGAGCAGTAGCCACCAGCGCCGACCTGGAAGGCGGCCGACCAGTCCGACGTTGCCACCCCGGCCGAGGTTTCGTAGCGGGTCCGGTACCACGTCGTTGCCGTCCCGGCCGCGTCATAGATCGTATAGGCCCGGATCAGGGTGACGATGGCCGCCGTGGCCACATCGGCGAAGACGCCGGCCTCGGTGGCTGACGACTGGAGCTGGACGATGGCACCTGCGCCGGAGTGCCCGGCGTTCAGGATCTCATCCGGGTTTTCCACGTACACCCGAACCACTACAGACATACGTTGATACCCGCTACAATGTAGATATGAACAAGAGTCGAATCACGCAAGAGCTGTTGACCCCACTAGTCGAGAGCGGATTGTCTGCGGCGCAGATCGCACGCACGGTCGGAGTCAGCCAGGGACTAATGAGCCGGAAACTCCGGTTGTTCGGCTTGCCAGCGTTCGATGGTCGGAAGCACCCACGTCCTGGTCGCCAAGTGGAGCGGGTCTACTTCTCCGGCTACGTGATGCTTCGGAGGCCAGAGCACCCACATGCCGACAAGCGCGGGCGAGTGATGGAGCATCGGCTTGTCATGGAACAGATGATCGGGCGGGTCTTGGAACGCGAAGAAATCGTCCACCACATGAACCATGTCCGCGACGACAACCGCCCCGAGAACCTAATGCTGATGGCGGATCAGGCTACTCATGGTCGTGAGCACTACCCAAAGGGAAAACCCGTGGCCAATGGCAACGAGGTTCGCTGGCGTAAGCGTTAGCGTTAGCCTCCGGTACCGCGTGGTGTTTCGGTAGTGGCGCCACCAGCCGGAACGGGAAGCCTTCCCACGCCACTCGACAGGTGCTGGGTGACCGACCGGATCTCCGGCGGTATCCCGCTGCTACTGATTGCCGAGATCGTCGGGTTGTACGCCGTCCCGACGCCGCTCGCCAACTCGGCGTTGACATTGATGCCGCCGAGCTGGATGACCGGATCGAAGGCCGCACCGGTGCCCGATGCGACCCCGGCGTTGACTGCGACCGATGGCGCTGGAGCGGATGCCGTGCCGGTCCCGGTCGCTGCTCCGGCGCTGCCCGCGATGCTGGCCGCTGGCGTGTACGCGGTACCCGTTCCAGAGGCCAGCCCATCAGACGGGGAGACTGACGGAGATGGGGCATGTGCCGTGCCTGACCCGGTGGCAACCCCAGCGGGCGTCTCAATCGACGCTGACGGATTGTAGGCGGTCCCGGTCCCCGCCGCGACGCCAGCGTTGGCGTCAACGAAGACGGCCGTGCTGACCGTGGCGTCGTAGGCCGTGCCGGTTCCGGCGGCTGCCGAGGCGGTGGCCCCGACGGAGGGAGCCGCCGGGTAGGCCGTACCCGCCCCGGTAGCGTTGCCAGCGGTCGGGCTGACGCCCGCCGATGGGATATGTGCCGTTCCAGTGCCAGCGGCGACCTCAGCGTTGGCGTTGGTGCTGGGTGCCGCTGAGACGGTTGCGTCATACGCCGCGCCCGTTCCGGCGGCGACTCCAGCAGTAGGACTGATACCAGCGGAAACGATGTACGCCGTTCCGCTGCCTGCCGCCACCCCGGCGGTGGGGCCAAGCGAGGCGCTGACTGCGGAGGCAGTACCAGTCCCTGCGGCATTGCCAGCGTTGGGCTGGACGTTGACGCTGGCGTTGAACGCGGTACCCGTGCCAGCGGCCAGCGCCGCGCTGACCGCGATGGCGACCGAGGCAACGAAGGTGGTTCCGGTTCCCGCCGCGACGCCAGCATTGGCCTCAGTCCCGGCGACGGCGCTCGGCTTGAGAGGCTGGAAGTACCAGGACATCTAGCCTCCGATCAGGTCGCGGTCCTGATACTCCATGCGATGGAGCGATCCGTCCCGGCCAGCTTGGTCACCGAGAAGTCCCACTTGTGGAGCAGGATCAGCGCGGGGCTGGCCCAGATCGGCTCCGACTGCGCGTGGCTGATAGTCCACTCCATGATGATCCGCACCGTGCCCGCGCTGCTGATGGCGTCCCAGGCCCGGACGCGGTACTCGTCGGCGTTGGCCAGGGCGCTGACATCCAGGAACAGTTGAACCATCATGTCGGTGGACTGACCGGCGCCCTGAGTCGTGCTGTTGGCGGCCAAGAAGAACTCGGTCGTGGTCATGGTCGCCGAGTTCTGGAAGGACTCCGCTATCGCCATCTAATAGCACCCATACAACGCGACGGTCGTGAGCTCAGCGGTGGCGGCGTGCTGCCCGCGCAGCTGGAGGGCCGTACCACTCGGGATGTCACACCAGAATCCGTGGTCCAACGTGTTGAAGTTGAGCTCGACCGAACTGTCCATGGTCACGAAGTCCTGCATATTCTGGTAGACCGCGCTCCCGACCCCGATATCCCAGGCGGTGGCTCCATCCAGGAGGGTCGTGTCGGTGTTGCCCATCGCGTTGGGGATGATGTAGCGGTAGCGGCGTCCGGTGGTTCCTATGGCGGTGAAGGTGCCCTCAGCCGCGCCGCCAGCGGTGATGTCGGTTCCCTCGGAGGCCGCGGTGTCCTCGCCGAGTGTTTCGACCCCGGAGCCCACCCAATGCTCGCCGTTCGAGACTCCGAGTTCTATGCCCACTTCCGCGGTGTCGGAGGCGATCAGGGCACGCAGCGAGCCGCTGATCCGGGTGCCTCGGGGAATGCGGAGCGGGAACCAGTACGAGCGCGGGGATCGGCTACCGCCGACCGGCCCGGCCCAGCCCGCGAGCAGCGAGTCGATGAACAGAACCTCAGACCCAGCTCCGCCGATATAGATGTTCAGGAGTGAGTCGGTGTTGGTGGCCGTGGCATTGGTCTCGGCAATCCAGATCCTGATCCACTCGGTCTCATAGGTCGTGGCCGCGATGATCTGGGTCGGGGAGGCTGGCAGGGCATGGGGCGTGGCCGAGGCGGTGAGGGTGTCTCCCCAGGTCCCACTGGGACGGCCCGAGTAGGTGCGCTGCCGGACCTGACCACGAGCGGACGGAATGGCGAGGCTCATGCCAGGCGCTCCATTTCGACGTTCCCGATCGTCCACTGGTGACCGTTGGAACAGGTGAGCGTGCCCGTGGTCAGGTGCAGATGACCGCCGGGTATCGCGTCCCGGCTGATGTCACCGCTCTTCTCCGCCGTGGTCTTCAGACCCAGGCTGAGCCCATCAAGGGGGCAGGAGAGCGTGATGGTCTGGAGCATCAGAGCGTCAGGGCGAAGATGCCGCTCGCATTCCAGATCACCGTGAAGGTACCGTCGGTGACGCTGTTAGTTCCGCCGAAGTAGTTGTAGCAGAGCCCCTGGTCGGCGACCGGCGTGGCGATCGTGTCGTCGTAGACCAGGCACCCGAACACGGCCAGCAGCGTCGCCGAGCTGCCCGATGCGGTGTTGGCCGCGTCGAAGGTGTAGACGTTGGTGGTGAACGTGGAGGTCACGGTGCCCAGCGCCACGCCACCGACCGCCCACTCCGCGCCATCGGAAACCTCATTGCCGGTGGTGACCCACTGCCCGACGTTGTAGGCGGTGCTCGCGCTGGCCACCGTCTGGTCGGGCGTGATGTCGTTGTCGTACAGCGCCACTTTGATCGAGGCGTCGGTGTTCAGGTCGATCGCGGTCGTGTTGTTCATCAGATCCGTGATCGTCGCGCTGAAGATCTTGCTTGCGCTCCAGGCCATATCAGCCGAGTTCCTTTCGTTCCGCGATGGCCTGCGCCAGCGCCTTCTCAGCGCCCGCGAGATGGGCGCGTTGCCGTTCTACCTTGGCTCTGCACGCGGCGACCGCCGCATCCGCTACTGCTTTCGAGTCAGGGGCAGCCTTCGCCGTGGAAACCCCAGCGTCGAACGCGGCACCCGACCCACCAGCCTTCGTCATGTGATGCCTCCTGTTGCGGTTGGGGCGAACACCGCCCGGTCCTCGCCGTCGTCGCGTGTGGTGACGACCGCCATGACAGGGCGGCCTTCGTGAAGCTGAACCCGGTCGGTGCCGATGTAGTCCTCCCGCTCGACGGCGGTGACCTTGGCCTTGGTGCCGGCGGGCACCATCGGGGCGGTCAGTCCCTTCAGGCCGGGGCAGGCGTGGAAGCGGGTGTGGGGCTGCGCCTCATGGGTGATCGACTCGGTAGTGCAGTTGGGGCAGGTCCAGTGGTGGGTGGGCTGAATGAGGATGGTCATGCCAGCGCGTAGACACTGGGACGGGTGGAGGTGTGGATCACCGTGATGTCGTTGGTGCTGGTGGTGGCCACCTTCAGGAAACCCGCGAAATCGAGC